CAGCTGGTCGGGGCCTTGAGGAACTTGACGTGCCCGTCCACACCGCCGACGTAGTCGCCGTCGGTCCGCAGGATCGTGCGGAACGTGACGAGGTCGGACGAGAAGGCGAAGTCGTCGGACCGCTCGAAGCGGACGCTGGCGACGTCACGGATGTAGTACGAGCTGAAGTTCCCGAACGCCATGTGGGTCCCGCCGGCGGTCGCGAAGGCGGCCACGTTGGGGTCGAGGACCATCGGGTAGCCCATCAGCCGGTCGGGCTCGCCTGCGGTCAGCGTCGGCTCCCACAGCGGCCGGCCCGTCGTGTCGGTGATCCGACGGATCTTCGCCGCGTTGGTGTCGAGCGTGAACCAGTAGGCGCCGAGCGCCCGAGCCTGCGGGTTGACCGAGTAGACCAGGTCGACGAGGTTCCCGTAGGAGGGGACACCCGTGCTCGCGGTCTGGGCGGTCGCGCCGACAGCCTGGGTCGTCATGATGCCCTTCGGCTTGTTCGAGCCCGAGCCGGTGACGTAGTCGGTGTCGGTGATGCGGGCGATCGCCTGGGCGGTGTCCCGGGCGATGAAGCCGAGCATGTCGATGCCGGTGTCGGTCAGGAGCTCGTTGCTCACCTGGGTGAGCACGCCGTACTTCCAGGCGTTCAGGGTCGCCTGGCCGAACGTCGCGTCGACCTCGCCGATCGCGGTGCCCTCACCCCGGATCGCGGCCGTGGAACGGGTCGCGACGTTGGGGATCTCAAGGGCCTCACCCGACTGGGTGGTGAGCACCGTGACGTTCAGGTTCCGGGCGCCGGTGTAGAACTCGACGTACTCGACGAGCTGACGCTGGAACGACGTCGGGACGGTGTTGCCGCCGAGAGCGTCGGTGTCCGACACCAGGTCACGCAGCTCGCGTGCGCCAACTCCGGAACGGATGAGACGCTTCTCGCGCCACGCCGGGCCGAGGTCGATGTCGATCGAGCGGGTCTCACCGCGCAGGAAGCGGGTCATGTCGTCGACCTGCTTCTCGGTGCGGCGGGCCTGCTCGGCCTCCACGATGACCGGCTCGTAGGCGGCCCGAGCCTTGTCGGCCTCGCGCTCACGCTGCTCGATGTCGAGGAACGACCGGATCTGGGCGTCCTTCTCGTCGATGTCCCGGTTGATGGTGTCCCACTTGGCCTGCTCCTCGCCGGTCAGCTCGCGCGCCTCGCGCTCCGCGACCTCGAGCAGCTCCTTGGCCTCGTGCCACGCCCGCTGACGCGAGTCGCGCAGCTGGTTGAGGTAGTTCTGCATGGTTGGTCCTTTGTCTCTGTGCCGGTGGCACATGACGGATGGGGGAGTGCCTGGTGCGTTGCGCGCGGCCAGACGGTGGGTGGTGCTGAGAACCGGGTCCGGCCGGTGCGTGTCGCGCGGCCGGCGGAACCCGGGGCGGGTGGCGGCACGGGGCCACCCGAGAACTAGGTGTACGTGTCGAGGATGCGGCGGGTCCACGAGATCGCCGGGTCGCCACCCCACGCGGCCCACGCCACCCGGCCGGGCGACGGGTAGCCGGGCTCACCCGGCGAGAACCCTTCGCCCTGCTTGTCGGCCTCGTGGCGGGCCAGATAGGAGGCGATCCGCCGGATCGTGTCCAAGCTCACCGGGTCGCCGTTCGCGAGCTGCGACGCCCGCCGCCGACCCACCGCGGTGAAGCCCCCACCGGCCTGCCCGTCGGCGATCCACGCCAACGCCCGACGCGCCTCCACGCGCACCCCCTCGGGGGGACGCCACGGCTCCCGGGCCTCTAGGGGCACGGCGGCTGGCGGCGGCTCAGGAGCACCAGGCGGCGCGACCGCACCCCGACGAGCTCGGCGGGGATCAGCCAGAACTTGCACACCGCACCGGGGGCGATCTCACCCGAGACGATCTCGCAGGCTTGCGGGCCCTCGTAGAACCAGCAGTTCGAGCACACCATCCCCTCGGCGGCGAACGGCGACTCGGCCACATAGTGGGCGCCGTCCGGGCCGATGCCCTGGTCCCACTTGCCGAACAGGTCGGCGATCTCCTCGAACGTCTCGTAAAGGACCTGCTGGCGGGGAGACGCCATGTACTCCGAGTCTTCGAGGCTCATGCGTGCGGGCTCCGCTCCCGGGCCATCAGCTGGTGGCGCAACGCGACCAGCCCCGACGGGGTGACCTCGGCGACCTCGACGACCTCGACCAGGACCGGTTCGGCCTCGACCTCGACCTCGCCGGGGAGGCGACCCGACCGGATCGCGTCGACGAGGACCTCGGGGCGGACCCCGGTCTTGCCGGCCAGATGCTCGACCGCCCGCACTGCGACCTCGGTGTCGAGGTAGGCGGGGAACGTCACCGGGGACACGTCACCGTTGTGGAGGCTCACCTCACGCAGGGTGCGCAGCGGGTAGCCGTCGTCGGTGCGGTCCCAGAAGTCCTCGATCACCCGGAAGCCGAAGCTCGACTGGGTGACGTCACCCCGCTCGATCGACACCATCAGGTCCCGGCCGTACGAGGTGTCGGGCAGCTTCACGTCGTAGGCGAGGCCCCGGTCGTCCTCCTCCATGTACAGCGTCCCCGACTTCGAGCGGCCGAGGATCAGCGACGGGTCGTGGTTGAACAGGGCCCTGACGTCGGCTTCGCCGAGCGTCTTGCGGAACGCGCCCGGCGCGATCCGCTCCACGAACCCGCCCAGGTCCTGCGACAGCCGGTTGAACACCGCGGCATGCCCGGCGATACGGAACCCGTCACCCTCGGCGCGAGCCTCGAAGTCAGTCGTGTAATAGCGACGTTCGGTCGGACGCATCAGTCCTCGATTCCGGTGGCCGGCGCCCCTGACGGCCGCAACTTGTCAGTCATCTGGCAGTGATCGCATCGCATCGTCGGGCGACGGCGCCTCCGGGTCGGCCGGCGCCGTGTTGATCGGGTCCAGGTTCTCCCAGGCCCGCACCTCGTTCACCTCGAGGAACCCGGTCTCGATCCCCGTCTTGTACGACTCGTACCGGTCCCGCAACGCCGAACGCAGGAACGCGTCGAGATTGAACTTCGCGAACTGCGGCCGGGGCAGCAACCTCGACAGGGCGCCCTCGAGCCGGACGATCCACGGCATGAACGTGAACCGTGTGACATCGGTCCCCAGCTGCTCAGTGTTGGCGTACGTCATCGACGAGCCGCCCATCGGCGTGAACGGATGCTGCAACCCGAACAGCCGGTAGATCTGCTCGTCGTTGTAGCGGCGGGTCTCCAAGAACTGCGACTGCTCCGGGGTGATCGCGATCGGCGTATACGCCGCCCCGCCGGTCAACACCGCCGGCAGGTTCGACCGGTTCACCCCACCATGCGCAGCCCGCCACGACTGGGCGAGCTCCTTCGCCTGCTCCGGAGTCACGATCCCCGGCGACGTGATCACCCCCGACGGCATCGCCCCCTGAGCGAAGAACTTCGAACCGAACGTCTGGGTCGCCAACCCTAGGCCGATCGCATCCCGGGCCGCGGAGATCGGGTCGACCCCGACCTTCGAGCCGGGGAACAACATCGCCGGGATGTGCACCAGCTCGCCGTCGAACCGCTGCCCCTGGATCCGGAACGCCTTACGCATCCCGTTCGCCTCGACCTGCACCATGTCCGGATGCAAGGTCCAAAGCTCGGTGATCTGCCCGCCGTCATTACGCACGACAAGCCAGTAGGCGTTGCCCCGCAACAAGAGGCTCACGATCGTCTGCACCAAGAACGCGACCCGGTCCGTGTCCACGTTCGGCTGGTCGATCCACACCGGCGTCGGGATCGACTGGGTCTCCCCACCCCGCCCCCGATACACATCCACCGGCAACATCGCGATCGAATCCGAGATCACCCGCACACACGAGAACACCGCGAGGAGCTGCATCGACGAGTGCTCGTCGACCCGCACCCCCGCCGACGAACCCGGCGCCAGGTCCAGATCGTCGCCACGACCCCACGCCGCCAAGGCCGGGTCGCGGATCGCTCGACGCTCAAACAGGTTCGCGAGCATTCCGTCTCCTGTCGGCCTCGAGGCTGACACCCAACGCGACCAGCGCCACGCCGGCCACGACCGCCCCGAGCCACGGGGCCAACATCCAGAACCCGGCCGACATCACCGCCAGGCCGAGGACTTGCAGCACGGTATGGATCACAAGGCCCCCAGGTTGATGATCTGCGGCGACTGGCGTTGTTCCGGCATCGTCGCCGCCGCCTGATAGGCCAACACCACACCGACGGCCCGGTCGATCTTGCGGGTGTCGGCCTTGACGATCACGAACTTGGTGCGGCCGTCGCCGTCATCGTCGGCGATACGAACCTTCTTGCGGGCACACGCGGCGACCGACTCCGACGCGGTCGCGTCGTGGGTCAGCTCACGTTCCCGGACCGCGGTCGCCCACCGGTCACACGCCGGCGCGAACCGGCGCGCCTGGTTCGTGTCGAACGCCAGCACCCGGTCCTCGCCGAACTCGGCGGCCCACGACTCAATCTCCGAATACCACTTCGCCGGGTCGCACAACATCAGCCCGACATCCCACGTCGCGAACGCGTGGCGTACCGTCTCGTGCACCTCGAGGCGCGGCACCCGCCACACCTCCGCCCACGCCGGCCGTTCCCACGCGCCGATCTCGAACACGAACCCGTCCCGGGTACAGCCGTACAGGACCGTCGCATCGTCCGAGATCGACCCGTCGAACCCGATGCCGATCTGCTCACCCGCGGGGACTTCCCGTTCGACA